ACGAGGAAGCCGTTCTCGACGAGGAGACGGAGGTTGATCGTGATTTCGTTCGCCATCAGAAGTTCTCGGAGATGAGGTTGAAGTTCGACTTGACTGGATACGGCTGCACCCATCGGACGAACGTCGCGCGCGGATATGTCTGCGACAGGTCGACCTCAACCTGGCGCTGCGAGTTCTTCTTCGGCTGCTGACCCATATGGTAGAACTGATCGTACAGAAAGCGATGCGTGAGGCTGAACGCAGTCAGCGAGACACGCCGAGCGGTCGTACCTTCATACAGAAGCGTTCCAGATGCCGCTCCAAAGAATGGCGACTCGTTGCGGGTTCCGACCGCGGCGCGCGCGCGCACCGTCGCCGCTTGAACGTCGGACACCGCGATCGTCTCTTCGATGACGAGCCGGTGCTGGATGACAAGCACCGAAAGCGGCTCGCCGGCTGCGTCGATCGGCGTTCCGCCACACTCTGCCGTCGCGTTTGGATCGCCGCCGTAAAGACTCAGGTTTGGCTGACTGCGATAGAAGTCCTTGAACTGCCCGCCGAACTCCATCGAGAGCTGGATGTAACCAGGCTCGGTCGGCAGGATCTCAGGCGGCGGCGTTCCTCCTCCTCCGCTCTGGTAGGTGAACTCCACCCGCCAGACGTTGTTTGAGTTGGCGATGACCTCGATTTCGTAGCTGACGGCGTAGACATCCGTTTCGCCTGGGAACAGGTCACCGATGTCGGGCAGGCCAGCCGTACCGAATGCGATCGCAGACGGCTCCGTGATCGCCGTCGTGTCGTCGAAGACATGGAAGACGCGCGTTCCGCGGACTGCACCGCCGCCCGTTCCAAGCCGCCGGCTCTCCTCTGATTCAAAGACGACGAGCGCCATTAGATCGGGCCTCCCTGCGTAGCCATCTCGTTCGCCTTGGATCGAATGAGCTGCACTTCGCGTAACAGCTGGCTATCCACCTGCTTCTTCTCCGCATCGCTGTACGCAGAGAACTTGAAGGTTCCGAACGAGGTCTGCATCGTCCCCGTCTCCTGCGCGATCGCCATCCGCTGGTTCTCAAGTCCCTCGATCTGCGCCGCGGAGTCCTCGAGCGCCTTGCTGACATTCTTGGCCATCTCCTCTCCAACGGATTCCGCTAGCGAGTTCATCAGCTCGATCTCGTCGAGGATGTCGGCCTGCGCCTGCGCGGCGGCCTTGTCGTCGGCTTCCTTCCGCTTGGCGACCTCGTCGTCGAAGCGCTTCTGGTAGGCGGCGGCCTCCTTCTCCGACGCGGTGCGGCGCGTGCGCTCGATCGACGCGGCTTCCAGCTTGGCGAGTTCGCGGATAGCCGCTTCCTCTGCCTTGAACCGCTCGCGCGCTTCCTTCTGGTTCTGACGGTCGCCAAGTTCCGCAAGCTCGCGTTCCTGCGCCGCGCGCATCGCGGCCAGGTCGCCTTCCAGCTTTTCCGCGGCGGCGCGCTTCTTTGCCTCTGCCTCGCGGTTGATCGCCTCTACGACGTTGCCTTCCGCGCGAAGCCTGTCGATCTCGTCGCGCTCGCGCGCGGATGTCAGGCTCGCCTGCAGCTGCTCGGGACGGTCGAGGCGCTCGCCAAGGAACTTCAGCCGAAGCTTCTGCGCCCGTTGCTCGGCCTCCATGTCCAGCTCTGCAAGCGCCTTGCCAGCCTCGTCGCTGATGATGTCGCCAATGGACTTTCCGATGCCGTAGAAGATGCCGACGACGGGAATCCGCTCGAGCGCCTGCGTAATGCCCTCTGCCCATGTACCGCCGTCCGCGACGGTGCGAAGCACGCCGTTGAGGGCGTTGGCGATCGACAGCGCGCCGGCGGCCTTCGTCAGCTTCATGCCCATGTCGTTCGCGGCCTGGTCGATGTACCGCCGCGCGTGACCTTCAAAGCCCTTGCCGAACTTGTCGCCGGCTGCATCGCCGTGCGCCTGCGACTTCGACACAACATCAGCGAGCTGCCCATCGAGGGCAGCGTAGTTCGCAATCACCGAGATTTCGATTTCGCCGGCCTTCATCGCCTCGCGGCCTCCTCGACGTACCGTCTATGCCACGGCCTCTCATCGACCGAGCCACCGTTCGCCGCGAGTGCGAGGTGGCGGTCGAACTCCGCGACCGTCATGTCGAGCGGGTTCCCAAGCCCTGGCGCGGATCGCGCGATGACATGAGCCTCGGCCAGCCAGTCGCGCGTCCATGCGCGCGCGGCCGGCGCGCTCAGTTTCCCGCGTTGTTCCCAGCGCGCCCCGCGACATCGACACCGAGGCATCGCGCCGCAAGCACGCCGACCTCGCCAGGCTCGAGCGCGCCGCCGATCGCCTCCGCGTCTTCCTTGCTCGATGCCATGCCGAGGACAAGCATCGCGCCCTCAAACGTGAACGCCGCGACCACGACCGCCGAAACGCGCTCGGCTTCGAGCGCCGCATCTGCGATCATCTCGGCAAGTTCCTTGCCCGTCAGCCCAGCGGCCTTGCCAGCCTCGACGGCGCGCGCGCGCGCCCGCTCGACGAGGATGTTTGAGAACTGGAGCCGCTGACGGACGGTCAGGGGCTTGAGCATCACCTGCCGCTCGTCGAGCGTCACAGGGAACGGGGCTGCTAGCTGCATTCGCGTATCCTCCGCATGAGTCTGTCGAAATGATCGTCCGCAGGAACCTCGACGGTAGCGTCCGAAGCCCTGCGGATCGTAGCGTCGAGAACGTCCTTAGCGGCGACACCAGACAGGTGGATCGACATACGCAGAACGTCTTCCTCTGGCATCGACCCAGGCGAAAAACGACGGCGCATCACACGCCCGTCCCGTAGGACCAGCGTCGACACCCAGTCGTCTCCATTCGGCGCGAATACGTCGAGCATCTCAGATGAGCCAGGTCACCACGGGCGCGTTGCCGTCCGCGTTCTCGAAGTTGCACGACAGCGTGGCCTCGCCGGCCTTGTCGCTGTTAAAGCCAAAGTTGTTCATCACGACCTTGGAGACAATCTTGGCCTCGTTGGTCGTCGTTGCAGTCGAACCCGCGAGCTTCAGCGTCAGCTCGACGACCTCGCTGGTGTTGTAGGTCCGCTGCTCGCTCTGGAAGAAGTTGGTGGTGACGGGCGTGGCGGTGTTGTCGAGGCCGAGGACCGCGTTGAGCGAGCCTGTGACATCGAGCATACCGAGCCGCTTGCGGCGGCCCGTGTCGCCAAACGCCGTCAGGTCGACCGAGTTGCGGGTGAGCGTCGCCGCGTACGACCGCACGCGGAAGATGGTCTGCGTGGTCGTGCCGGCCTTGAAGGTCGCGTCGCCGTCGTTTCCGATGAGGTAGTGGGTGACTGCCATTGCTTTCCTTTCACGCCGTGCGGAACGCGACGGCCCTGTAGTTGTCGGTCATCGTCCAAGCATCATCCTCGTATGAGGGCGTGCCTACCGCCGTGCGGATGAAGACGACGCGGTCGAAGCCAGTCGCCGCGAGCTGCGTGTCGAGCGCCGTCTTCAGCTGGCTGGACAGCGTGTGCATCGTCGTGCCGTCCGATGCCTTCTGGAAGAACTGGAACTCAAACTGCAGGTCGAACCGTTCGATACCGCCGAATAGTTGCGCCGTGTTTGCCGACGCAACGCGGTAGACGAGCAGCGGAAGCGCCACGTTCGCCGCGAGCTGGTCGAGCCCGATGCGGCCGCCGAGCGTCGTGTTGATCGTGGAAGCCGCCAGGCGGGTCGCCAGCGCGTCCAGGATGGCCTTCTGGCTCACTTGCCACCTCCTGCCGGCGACTGCGGGCCGAACCAACGGCGGTAAGCCACGCCGAAGATGCGGCCGACCTGCTTGCGGAATACGTCGACGGTCGGACGCAGGTACGGGCGCGCGCGCATCCGACGCGTTCCATACTCAAGCATCGGCGCGTACGTCACGCGGCTGCCGTAGTTCAGGATCGTCTTCGTATCGGTCTGGTCGACGCGGGCATAGCCGTACTTCCATTGCCCGAGCTGGTCGGAGATGAACGACGCGCGCAGGCGGTTCGTGTTGACCGCCGGCGGAAAGCCTGCCGCGCTGGCGCGGTGGAATCCCGCCGCGCGCAGGTTGCGAGCGCCGCGCCCGCGTCCGCGCGACACGCGGTAGATGCGTCCCGTGCCTGGCTGCGAGAGCTTCGTTCGGACCAGACGGCCGAGCGCGAGGAACGAGACGTTCATGGCCTCCAGGTTCGCAGAGTCGAACGTGGCCTTGATCGCCTTCGGGTCGATATTGACCTTTGCCTTTGCCATCAGAGCGTCACCGTGGGCTCGACCTCGACGACATCGACGGCCGTCATGTTGAGATGAAGCGCCGCAAGGGTCCGTCCGATCTCGCCTGGATTGACCGCGCCCGTGACGCGCCATGCCGTCACGCTGCCGGATGTCCCGCTGTAGATTTCGTCCTCGATGCGGATATCCAGCGCGCCGTCGAAGTACGCGGTTCCCGTCGTGCGGCTCGACGCGCGACCCTCAAAGACATCCTGCGTCTGTCCTGTCGGCTGCACGAAGCCGCGCGCGGTGATGGCCGCGGACGAGAAGGTACGGACGACCGTTCCGTCAGATGCCGTCGTGAGCGTCGGCCTGTAGACGTACAGGTCGATCCCGAAGCGCCCGACGAGGCTGGAAATGCTCAACGGAGCCTCCGATAGCCGTCCAGCAGCGCGCGCGCCTCTCCGTCGATCTCAGCTGCCGCGCGCAGGCTGTAGGAGTAGCCGCCGAGCGATTCGCTCTGCACTCCGAAATCGCGCTTGCGGCCGTGGTAGATGCGCTGCGCGATCATCATCACGGCCTGCTGAACGTCGAGCGGGACTTCTTCGTAGCCGGCCGTGTAGTCGATCAGCATCGACCGCGGCAGGTCGAGCCCGCGCCCGTGGATGATCCCCGCATCGAGGTCCGCAATGTAGTCGGTGAACGAATCGGTCGGAGCCTCGAGATACGCCGTCGAGTTCTTGAGGTCGCGTCCGACGAGCTTGCGGATGTACTTCGACGGCACATTCAACAGCGTTGCCGCAAGGAAGCCCGTATGGGTGTTGATCTCCGCGACCAACTCCGTCGTGACATCGTGTGATGCGAGCGAGATGTTGGTCGATGTCGCCTGTCCGTTGCTGGCGATTCGGTACAGGTGGAGGTGCTGCCCGTTCATTGCGACGGATACGAACGCGTCCGAAGCCACGGTCGAGTTGATGGACAGCACGGAGTCCCAGCCGACCCCGACGAACCGCACCACCGAGACGGGCGACTGACGAAGCGCGAGACGCGCCTGTCCAGTCGTGTCGCGGATCTCGACGTAGTCCTGCTGCACGAACTTGCGGCCGCAGTAGGTCTGCGCGGCGATCGACGCGCGGTCGATCGTCTGCTGCAGGATGACATCGTCGGCCGCGGTCGTGATGCC